CCTTGCGCCAGCTTAACTTTCTTCCACGATTTAAACTTTAGATGTGTTTGAAATCCACCTATTGACTCATCTTCTAGAGGAAAGTTTAAATTGTCGAATTGTTTCGCATCTTCGAAATTATCAAACGAAGAATCGGCTGCATAAGCAACTGCACCACCTAATATAAACTGCTTATAATGACGAGAAACGTACCCTTGCAACGTACTAAATACTTTTGCACCATTTGCTGCTAATGCGAACGCCATAGTCTACTCCTTGTTAAATTACCATATGTGAACTATTTATATAAATATATGTAATGGCATACAAAGGTAAGTATCACGTTAAAAATAGAAGCAAATACGTGGGCAACGTAGATAAGGTAGTGTATCGTAGTTTATGGGAAAGAACCTTTATGAAATACTGCGATGACAACCCATCAGTTATTGCTTGGAACAGTGAGGAAGTCGTAATACCATATTATAGTCCAGTTGATAATAAAATGCATAAGTATTATGTGGATTTTCTTATCAAAACCCGTGATAGTGATGGCAAGATCAGACATGTATTAATCGAGGTAAAACCCGATAATCAAACCAGACCTCCTGTAATGGGAAAGACTAAAAAGAGTAAGTATAGATATTTAAGAGAATTAAAAACTTGGAAAGTAAACGAAGCAAAATGGAAGCATGCTGAAGAGTTTTGTAAAGACAGAAAGTGGGAATTTAAAATTTTAACCGAAAAACAATTAGTGAAATAATATGCCAGCAAATAGATTCAAAGGGAAAAAATTATCAAAAGCTGCCTTGGCAAAAACTTCTGCGGCTTGGTTTAAAGGCAAAGTTGGTAAAGCATCTCGTGGTTTTAAAAAGGGCAAGTTGGAGCCTGGTAAAATGTTCACCTTTGGTTATGATGCAAAGCATAAAAAGACATTACCTTACTGGGATAGATTTCCTCTGATTATCGTACTTGATGTTGCACCACAAGGGTTTCTTGGTTTAAATTTTCATTATCTACATCCTAAAGACCGTGAGTTATTTTTAAAGAAACTATCTAAATTTGAAACAGGTGCTGGAAAATCTAAAACGTTTAATGTCACTTGGAACGCAGTTAAAAGAATAAAAGGTGCGGATAAGATGATACATAAATATCTATACACCCAAGTAAGAACAACATTATTAGAATCACCACCTAATGAATGGGAAAACGTTATACATCTTCCTTATCAAAAGTTTGTTGGGGAATCCGCATCAACCGTTTGGAGTAATTAAAGATGAAAATATCAAAATTTAGTAATCAATTGATATCGGGCGACTATGCTCGTACTAATTTATTTCATGTTAGATTAGGACACATCAAAGGTCAAGACCAATTTTATCATCAAAAAGGTAGAGATTACAATAGTGATGAAATGAGGTTTATGGTGAAGCAAGTCACTCTTCCTGGGAAATCATTAGGTACTGTTGACACAAAACGATTTGGTGCTATATTTAAAGTTGCTAATGATGTTATTGTTGATACTTGTACTATGACTATTATTTGCTCTGCGGATATGAGAGAACGTGTATTCTTTGAGGGTTGGATTGATTACATTTATAATATGAATGCGGCTGTTGATAAGACTACTGGTTATGAAGGATGGGACGACGAGGGTAATTATTCAAATGATATAACTGGCGGTCGCGCTGGTCGCCAATATTACGATGATGTAACAGGAAATAAAAAGAAAGTATATCGTATGGCATACTACAACGACTATATCAGCAAACTATCAGTAGATACTTATGATAGAACTGGAGGCGGCGTTGCGTATAATGTTGATATGTTAGAAGCATACCCTACTAATCTAGGACCTGTTGAATTGTCGTGGGGCGATAGTGGAGAAGTGGCGTCGTTTAGTGTTACGTTTAGTTATAGAGATTGGTTTGCGAATTTGTCAAGTAACGACGGATGGACTGATGAATTTGCCAATGAGTTGATGAAAAACGCAGAAGACCATCAAGAAAGTATGGAAATGGAATACGATGCCCGTAAGGAAGTTGAAGATTTCTTATCTTCTGATGTACGAGAGGTGCTTGATGGGATGAAGGAGAGGAACATAGAGGACGCTAAGAGAAGAAAAGGCGAAGCAGAAGATAGTGCATACCTTGCACAGAAGATGAACGATATAGAATATATAGAAGATTATAAGAATTCGCTTGAATATAAAGAAATGATGGACTTCATTAACGGCGATGATACCGACATGCAACCATTCATTAATGAAGCCGGTGCTACAATAATATTGAACGTTAATGATGAAGCATCAATAAGATTATTTAAGGCTCAGGGTTATATAAAAGACAAAAAGCATGCTGAATACTTAAACGATAAGAGAGATAAAAAACTTGCCCAAGAAGAGATCGATAGAAATAAAAAGGATGCAAACTATACTAAATCTGCTATTGATATAGTGGCTGAGAAGAATGCCAATTCTATTATACCTGAATTTAAACCAACTGAGGTTAAATTCAATTATGATAAGAATGGACAAATTATAATTGAAGATGTGATAGGAACTACCACTTCCTCTAAAACGATAGTTACAGAAGCAGGAAATGTAATAACCACTACAACTACCCTTGGTGCTATAGAAACCGATGTCAATCTTCCTAAAGACGATAGAACTAATTTTGAAAAACTCATTGATGGTGATATAAGTAAAACGGTCTGGTTTGCTGGTCCAAATGTTGAACCAGAGCCACGTGAGACAGTAGAGGCGATTATAGGAAAAGAAATTCAAACTACTACCGTCAATGGTGTGAAAACTGATACATTGGCAAATGGAGTAGAATTTGGCGACAACGATTTCAATCCTACTAATACTAAGATAAACGTACCTGCATTTGACACACAAGCCAATAACCCTCATGCTACTCAAGACATGATGGAAGACGCAGTCGTAGACCAAAAATTTATGGAAGCAGACTTTGATGCAACAAAACAACAAGATGCGATTAATGTTGAGCATGCATACGACGAAGCAAAATATAATGACAGATTTCAACCAGTGACAATGGAATTGCGTCCAGATAAACCTAAAGATTATGATACAAATGATGCTTCTGCTAATGCATACCATGCTAGTCTAATTGACCAAAGAAACAAAGGACAATTAACAACAATTGAAGTTACTAAGCAAGAAATACAATTGATGGAAGCACAAGGTTATAAACTTAGTAACCAAAAAATTCAAGGTGTGTCGTCTGGCAGGAATTTTGTAGTAACGGCTGATAATGAAATGTATGAAACAAAGATTGATCAAAATCATACCACAGGAATAGCATCGGTTAGTACCTCCAATATTGAATTTGATATGTCTACAGACAAGATGACTTCTTCTGGGGATAGTATATTATTACAAGGTGTTGATTATGACGAAAGTTTAAAATTAACTGCAGCTTTGAATAGTGGGGACCAATCAAAGGTATTAGAAGTCGCAAATGAAATACAAACAGATTATGAAAATAGTCCATATTATGTTGACCCAGAACATGTAGTGTTTGATGACATTAAGGCAGAAGATAAAGCAACTTTTGCTCAAAGTGAATTTTTATCTGGTGCTGATGCCGACTATAACGAATTAGCAGATGAAATGAAAGCAGATGAAGCAGCTAGAGTCAAAGCTGGTAGAGATTATGCAGCTGGTTTAGAGATACCTCATATGATTGATGGTAGTAATGCATTATTAAGACCTGAAGTCGAAGGTCCTAAACAAGAGACTCCTCAAGAAACAGCAACTAGAGAATATGATGCTTGGCAAGCGGATATGAAAGGTCAAGGACAAGTACTGGACTCACAAGGTTCTTACCAATCTTCGACTACTGATGATACTTACTTCGGTATTCCTGGCGAAAGAGCAGTTGCTAATCCCGATACATTACACACAGGTGGTAGATTAGGTACTAGCTATCCTGGTAGCGCTACTCAAGCTAATTACGATTATCTTATGGGAGAAAGAGATAGGGCTGCTGAACTCGAAAACATGAAGAACGCTCAAATAATGGCACACGGTTTTAAAACTGGAGATGCTCAAAATATGGCTCAAGGTTTTAAAGAGGATGATGCTCAACGTATGTCTTCAGAACTTAATATTGAAAATGCAGCCGCTGCTTCTAATGCTATGCAAGAGGAAGTTAATAGGGCAAAAGTAAACCAAATCGTACCAGAGGTAGAATCGGATATGTTCGAGGATGACTTCTCGACGTCTGGTCAAGACAATAAAAACTTTCGTCTAGCAGGTGATGTATTAGATAATTCAGTTAATTCTTTAGAATGGGAACTTGGCGCTGCTGTTGATAGAAATACTAACTTTTTAACTAAAGGGTTTGTTCAAGCAGGCGTTAATAGGGAAATGAGTCAATTTCAAAACACAGATAGAATTACACCAGAAATGGTAGATTCTTCTAAGGATAGAATGGCAGGGAAAATGCAAGGAAGAATTAGTCAAGGAGAACAAGACTACCTAATAAGTCATATTGATCAATTATCAGTTGATGCAGGAAATTATCAAGATGCGAAGTGGGCAGCTCAACAAGGCGGTGATAATCTAGATGCAGCCTCTCATACTCAGTCTATGATGGAACAAAATTATAATATGCAGTATGAAACACCAACATATAAAGCGACACGAATAAAAAACTAATAAATAGTTGAAGTAAGAAATTTTTTAAATAATGATATAGGATGATAATATGTTACCAAAAATTGATGTACCAAAATATACACTAAAATTACCAAGCACTGGCAAGAAAATTGAATACAGACCTTTCTTAGTTAAAGAAGAAAAGATTCTATTAACCGCAATGGAAACTACAGAAGACGATGATATGGAAAGAGCAATTAGAACAGCTACTAAACATATTATTGATAATTGTACGTTTGGTAAAATAAACGCAGATAAATTACCTGAGTTTGATGTTGACTTTTTGTTTTTGAATATACGTTCAAAAAGTAGGGGAGAAGAGGTTGACATGTCATTTACTTGTAATAACGAAGTTGATGGGAAAGAATGCGGTGAGATAAATAGTTTAAAGGTAATGATTGATAAAGTACGAGTTAAGTTCCCTGAAGAAGATTTGACTAAAGTTGAAGTCACAGAAGATATTGGTATTAAATTCAAATACTTAACTACTGGAGAATTAGGTCGTTACGAACAAGAAAAGAATAATGTAACTAAATTATTTAAGGTTATTGTAGATTCAATCGATTATATCTACGATGATGAGAAAGTTTATAAAGGTAGTGAGACGCCTAAGAAAGAATTATTAGAATTTATCGAATCTTTAAATGATGTTGTTTTTGAAAAAATCAATAGATTTTTCAACGAAAAACCTATGTTGAATCATGTTGAAAAATTTACATGTAAGAAATGTGGATATAAGCATGTTATTGAATTAGAAGGATTGACGAGTTTTTTCGGATAAGCATGAGTTATGAAAGTCTTATGAACCATTATAAGACGAATTTTCAACTCATGCAGTTTCATAATTACTCTTTATATGATTTAGAACATATGATTCCGTATGAACGGGAAATATATGTTAATTTATTATCACAGCATTTAGAAGAAATAAAAGATGCTCAAGTCGTTGCCCAACAAGGTTAATTAAAAAGAGAATACAATGGAAGATAAGAAATCACTAAATGAACTAAGTAATTTATCTAAATTAACCGAACGTATGGTAGATCTGTTAGAATCAGATATATCTACTCGTAGGGCAGACAAAGCACAAGAACGTAAAGATAAAATTCAAATGTCTCGCGCTCCTTCTAATAGAAGTGAAACAGAAACAAGGCATGATAAGGACATGCTTTCTTATACTCGTAATTCATCTGAAGCCAATGCTGTAACTTCTAAACAAGAAATAACTAGACACAAAGAGTCCGAATTATCAAATAAAAGTATTTTCACCACCCTTAAAACTCTGGTAGGAATCAGTGTAGCTCAAGGCGCCGCAACACTACAATCAAACTCTCAGGCAAAGCAAGCACAAGATTCAATGGATGTTGCAT